CGAAATACTAATTGTAAAGCAGTCATCTCTTCTGTAATATAATAATCTTGTGGTGCATTATTTGGTGAATTGTCTAATGCTCCAAATGAAATTGTTTTATATCCCTCATCATCAATTTCACTTTCATTTAAGTAAGTCATCCAAGGACCTGGTAAAGTTCCTGTTTGAGCGTCTAAGAATGTAAGACCCGCTGGGCCTGTTTTATATTTAATCTCAAACTCAAATGCTGCTACCTTAGTTAGTTCACCTGTCACCTCATCTGTATGTGGTTTAATGGTTAGTGGAACTACCACTTGATTACCCATTTGAACTTTAACACTTTCGTCATCAGGTAATAGTAATTCAACATCTGGTGTTGTTGATGTCTTACCAAGACTTCTATTGTTATCTATTGTTCTTGCCCACTCATCTGGTGCGTCTCCATTACCCCAACGATAACTTGTTGTTCCGTTAATTGTTGGTGTTGTTGCTGTTCCATTTACATCTACTTTAACACCCGTTAGGTTCATATCACCTGTAAAGTAATATGCTATATCTGAATCATTTGATGTATGAATAATATCTACTTGTTTATCAGAGTCATCTGTTTTAAATAAGTAATCTGGATTTACATCATTCATAGAACTCTCTGTATTGTCTGTCCAATCAGAACTACCTGCTCCTAATTGGATTAACAATGTATCTAATCCTGTTTCAACATCATCCATTAAAGGATTAAACCAAGCGACTTCACCAGCGTCTGATGTTAATTCTGCTGTTTCTTGTGCTAAGTCATCATCAACAAATATACTAAATTCTCTTTTCTGTAAACTTGTTACACCATTTTGTGTTTGATAATAATTTAAAGTTTCATTATTTCCGTCATCTTTTAAATTATCAATACTTGCCCAAGACTGATAATCTTCTCCGTTTACGTGAGTATATTCTGTATCGAATACTCCTGATGAATATGCCCATATAAAGTATGCGTCATTTAATTGGAATACATCATCTCCGTCAACATCACCAATTAAATAAGCACTTGGTGTTGCGATATCAATATCACCTGAGTTTTCAAACTTATTAGATTGGAAGTTAAATGCTGCTCTTGCGTCAACAACATTTGTAATATTATATCTGTCAAGTGTATATGGTGTGTGGTCTCCTGCATAATCATCTGCGTCTGGTGGCCAGAACGATACACGATATCTATTGTTTCGTGGTAAAGATATATTGAAATATCCTTTATCATCCGTGTGTGTCCAATCCCAATATGATACTCCTTCAAATCCATTAGCACCAACTTTTTGGTCTGATGTTCCACCTTGACTTTGGTCATCATAAGTGTAGTAATAATATCCTTCACTATCACTATTAGTTCCAATAACATCATCAGTAGTGGTTTCGTCCGTTAGACTTGATTCGTCAGAAATTTCACGAACATTTAACCAATTAGAGAAAACTGTACCATCAAAATCAGTATTTGATTCATCTAACTCAAACAATACTTTCCAATATGCATATTTGTTTCTTGAGTAGTCATTCGTTCCGTCATATTCTCCAATGTATCTCATATACCCTTCAACATCAACAAGTTTCGGGTGTAGAGTAATATCACCACGAGCAGCTCCGTTGTTAGTTCTATCGTCTTCTGTGGTATTACCCCAATTACCATCTATGTAAACTTTATAAGGTAATAGATAATCGTCGGAAACATAAGTGTAATAACCTGAGCTTCCATCATAATGAGTAGCTACTCTAAATGATTTAGGTGCAAAGTCATCAGCCACATCATTTATTTTAAATTGTAATTTAACTAATTGTTTTTGAACTCCATCACCACCACCAAAGTGTTTATCTGGCACTCCGTCATTATTGTCGTCGTGTCCGTGAGATACCATAGTAATTCTTAACCAATCGTATCTATTATCTGATATTGACTCTTCTACTTGATTACCACTTACTGCTAATGAATCACGATAACCAACATTAGAAAAGTGAACCACTTCAAATGAGTAATCAGTTGTATCAGGATTTGCTGTGCTATCATCACCCTCATCCCAATTTATAATATGACTACCTTTAATTACTTTAGAATTACCTTGACTCCAAGCATTGACTGAAGTTTCGTCTGTGCCATCTGAATCTATATCTTGTTCTACCCAAGTGATTAAATCATTATCAAACGCAATGTCAAATCGAACTGCTGTAATGTAATTAGTGCCTGTATTATTATCATCTAATGTGACTTCTATCTCTAATAATTTATCTCTCCACGAATCAAAATTATTATTTTTATAAGCAGGTGTGGTTGAGTCTTCTGCTAAAAAAGTAGATAAATTTTGTGTAGTGCTATCTTTCCACCAAGTTTGTGGTGTATTCCAAGTTCCTATTTGTTTAACTCTTATAATTGGTGATTGTGCGAAAACTATTCCAAACATCACCGCTGTCATAACCATTTTCTTCATAAAATGAAACATTGTTTTCTCCGTTGGTTGTATACACTAATAAATATTAAGAAGTAAAATTATGTGTCAAATCTTAGAACAAATGTTGTTGTTATTTCTTTTGATAATTTAATTGGGTGAGCGACTTTACCAACTGCCAATAGTTCTTTGTCGTCATCATATAGACCTATTTGTGTAACATATGGATAGAATTCAGAATGTGTTACATTGTTGGCTGAGTGTGATGCTGCAGACATAGAAAGTGGAAAACTTCCTGTTCCGTGTGCTGGATTGTCTCCTGGTGGGAATAATCTATATGTCCAACTTCTATCTGCGTTTCCACCTGTATCTGTTTCAGGTGGTCTGTGAATTTTTGTCATACCTTTTCTATCTTTGGTAAAACTAACATTACTTGAATAATTAAATTCACCAGGATTTGCGTGAACAACATATTCGTGTTCATATATTTTATGAGTTGCTTGGTGCTTTAAAGTATATGGATTTCCTTGTGCTCCGAGTTCTAAGTAAGAACCTGTATCCGTTATAACTAATAAACCTTGTTCATAGAAAATATTACCTACTTCTGAACCACTACCACGAGTTGCTGCTGTTGATGAAACCCCTTGACTTCTATTAAATGAACTTGATTTAAATGCAGCAAAACTTGCAGAGTGATTATTATCATAAAGATTTCCATCTCCGTCATCTCGAATATCATAAGTTACTGAGTTTATTGTTGCGGACAATTCAATAGAACCTGGTTTGATTTCTTCACCATATAAATCTCTTGGAACACTAATGACTGATGCTGATGTATTTAATTCACGAGTTTGATTATTGTAATCACGAATTCCAAATAATCTAAAAGGATATTGTTCCATAAATAGTGCTTCGTCAACACTTCTGATAGTTGGTTTATACTTTCTAAAGTTTCTATAAAACATTGTGTTGATTAGATTCCAAGTAGGAACTGCGAAATAATTTGTTGTTGTTGAACCAGATGTGATTGTAATGTTGGTGTCTGAACTACTTACATAGTTTTTTGTAGAACCATTATATGCACTTATACGAAATACTCCACTACCACTATCGTTATTAGTTGATGTAAAGTTTTTATTAACTTTAAAAGGTCGTATTGTGAAATCACCTGTATCAAGATTCTTGAACATTAGTTTGTCCTAAAAATCAAGTTTCACTTTTATAAGAGCTTCCCTTGAATATGATTTTAATTGTGGTTGTGATAACTTAGCAACTGCCATTAAATCCAAGTTATTGTCATAAAGTCCTACTTGTGTAATGTAAGCTTTTGGGTCACCTTGGAAAGTTGGTTGAGTAAAGAATCCTCTTTCGTTAGTTCCATCAGACTTTGTTTCATAAGTTGGGTTTGCACTAAAGTTAAATTCTTTATTAGTTGCCCTACAAAAGAAACTTCTTGAACTAATTTCTTCTTCTCTACGAACTGCGAAATATGGTGCAAATCTTGGAGCTGCTGTTGAACCACCTCTATGAACTGAAGAAGGTGATGACATCATCAAACTTGCAGATGCTGCTGCTTGTCCAAACTTATCACCAGAACCAGTTGCTGCTCCTAAGTTTAATCCACCATTACCCGTAATCCAAGTTGTATTCAATATAAGAATACCTAAATCTGGATAGAATAAACCTGGTGCACCAGTTGCTGTTTCTGCCGATGCTGCAGTTTTGATAACTGCCGTTCCACTTGCAATAGAACCACTAACAATATTGAATACTCTACCTGCTCTATTTACCGTAGTAGTTGATGTTGCTGAACTATCGTCAATTAATTTAAGGCCAGATTGACTATTTCCACTACCACTTATATGTAGTTCCCAATTACCTGGGTCAACCTTTTCTCTCATTTGTGACCTATTAAATACAACAAAGATAAAGTCTTTTTTGTTAAGTCCTGATGTTGAACCATCTGCTACTTGAAAGTAAGTAGAGTCTGGTCCTAATATAACATTTCTAAATTGTCTATAAAGTGCTGCTGTTTCTCTGTTTCCACCTGTTGTCTTGGTTGTATTTCCTAATGAACCACTTCCGTCAATGTGTGCATATCCTACTGCAAATTGAACTTGTGCACTTGAATCACTTGCTGGGTCTGCAGCATAATGTTCAATGTATGAAGCTGTTGCTTTATTTGCTGTGGAAGAACTAAAGTATGCAGATAAGGAACCTGCTCCATTTGCAAATAAACCAGAACTTATTACGGTTCTGTCGACTTCTGAAATATCGTTTTCTCTTACAAATGTCTTGTATACACTTGGGTTGAATTCCACTACATCACCATTTTCATCATCAACCTCACTTAAACTTGCATTATATGCCCCAATAATGTTTACTAATTGAGAAATTGATTCTATACCCACTTGAACAATAAAAAATTCTTGAAATGTTGATTGAGTCATATATTGTCTAATTTGTATTAGTGCATTATCAACAGTCATTCCTTGTAATGAATCAATTACTGCTTGTGTTATTCGTTGATTTGTGGTTCCAAATCCTGCGCCAGTATTACCACCGCCGTTTTCTGGTCCTGCCATTTTAAGATACTCCTTTTAATTTATTATCCACCAAAATTTCCTTGGGTGTCATTGTTGATTGTGAAGGTCATTGTTGCTCCACTTGTTTGTCCTGTTACAAATACTACGGTGGATTTAACTACCGTAGATTGTTTTGAACTTAAATCTTTTGCTCTAACTTCTACTTGTGTTGCATTTTTTACCGTAAATGTTCTTTCGCCTGAACCAAATTGACTTATAGTTCCTGTTGGCCCTACCAAACTTGCCACATCTGTATTTAATAATGTAAATGTGTATAATTCATCTATATTACTTGTAGAAGGTTCAATGGTTGCTGGATTTACTGAAGCGTTTCCATTAGTTCCAACTACAAATGTTGATGTTGTATTTGTTATATATGCTAATCTTGGTGTGTCTTTATCAGCTGTATATAATTTATATCTCATTACTTGTGTTTCATCTACAAATGCTTCTAACAAAGGCATATTTTCTAAAACTGCTCCGTAATAAGTTGAACCATTTGGATGTGATGTATCCCATAATGCATAATCTATTTCATCATCACCAAAAGCGTAGTGTGTAATACCAAGTCCACCACCTTCAGATTTTGATAGCTTTTCTCTACCCTTTTTTGTAAGGATAGCATCTACTGTAATCGTTGTGTTGTCTAAAAATCCCATTTTATTTTGCTCCTGTGGAAATTATATAACTATTCTTATTCAGTAATAAATATAAGAAAGTTAAATTTTCTATTATTTTATTTTGTAGTTAGTTTCACCTCTTTATTAGGTGTTGCTTCCATTGTAGTTGGTGAAGTTAATGTAATTTGAACTGGTGGTAATCCGTCTCGAGTATTATCTTCTGTTAACTTTGTTCCCTCATAATATACTTTATCAAGTATAGTGTTTTGTGTTGCTCTTTCTAAATCTGTTGCGTCAAACGAAGAACTATATTTATAAACAAATCCTCTATGTTCATTACCCCATTTAGTATGTTCACCAAATCCTTTTGCTATTGAGTCTGATAGAGAACTTGTATAGAAAAACTTTTGTTCTTGATTTCTAACTGATAGTCTTCCATTTAAAATAGTTGGTTGAACTGATTCTCCGAATGTAAGACCCTCTCCACCAAAAGTTACACTTGCTGTTGCATAAGTTGCAGGTTCTGATGACCTTCTATCAAGTTGGTTTATATTAACCAAAGTTGAAATTTGATTTCCTCTTGAACCAGATGATATTCCAATAACTGATGATAGTGATTCATAACTACCAAATGGTCTAATTAGATTATCGTGTGAACCTGATGTTACAATTCTTGACACTTGTATACCTGCGTCAAATTGTTCTGCATTTTCAAAGTAAGGTTGTCTTGTTGATGGCTTTTTACCAATGACTTCTTTTGTTCTTTCTAATAAGTTTGGTTCTATTAAATTACCAAACAACTCTTTTGCTCTTGCCGGAATAAATTGTTTTAATGTTCTGAATATACTTTTATCATAATAAGTCAATATCCTTAAATAATCAAAGAAGTTATTTGCTCCAGAATATCTTTTGAAATATTCTTTCTTCTTTATATCTAATGTTCTATAAGAGTATTCAAATTCATCTCGTGGGTCTCCAATGTAATCATCAAAGTCTATATCTGCCAATGAGTATATTATATCTTCATTGATAACATCAGTTGGTGAAAGATAAATTCCTAATTTATTACTATCTATTGGTGCAAAGTCTTGTGATGATACTTCTTGAGTTACATCAACATCTAAATCACCCAATAATTTATTATCTTCTATTCTAATCTTTGTCGCATTTCTTCTTGTTGTGCCCAAATTTGGAACTCTTATCTTTTCTTGGTCTGTCAAACTTCTATAAAAATTACCAGTAAATCCATTTACTTGAACTGATGAAGTTTCATATTGTTTAATATGAGCTGTTGATGATGCGGTAGGAAATGATTGTAAATTTTTATTTTCATTCAATTGATAACGAACTAACAAATTATCATATGAAGATGAGAAGTAATTTCCATTATATGCTTTTGGTGTTCTAACGTGATTATCAAATACACTTGAACTTAATGCTTCTGCCCATAAACGATACTCCATTAATGAACCTGTAAATTGTGTTCCAAATCTACTACCACTACCACCTAAGAAAACGTGTTTACTTGAAGAATATGCTGAATTAAATTTCGATGATGTTACCACCATACTTTGACTATCTTGATAAATAATTCTTTGTCTTGTTGAGTCGTATTGTTTAGTTGTTAATTCATAACTTGAAGTAAATTGTGTATTCTCCAAATAGTGTTCTTGTCCACTTGATGACTTTCTTGTTAACATTACACTCCACATATCATCGTTATAAAATGGTAATAATGAAGAAGTAATAAATCTTGCAGTTCCATCAGAAGCACTTAATGCAAATCGTAAGTGTCCATAGTTATCTGTTGTTCCATTATCTTGTAATGATATACCCCAAGCCCCACTAACACTACCTGTTGCTGTAAGAATTTGCATTGAACCAGAACTACCCACACTATAAGGTGTTCTAAATCTAAACTCTACGGTATTTGGAAATGCGTTCCAAGTATTGTTAATTGTGTTGAACTTGTTCCAAGCTGTTTTAATAAATTGACTTCCTTTAAAGTCTAATGCGTGTGTAAATCTTCTTTTAATTTCGTAACTAACTCTTGTTCCTTTATCCGGCCCACCATATTCTCTTACTCGTAGTATTGAACTCGGTATACCATAACAATTTAGTAATCCCTTTAATGAGCGTTCAGTTCCTTTAGTCTTGATAAAGAAAGGTAGATTAGCGAGAACCCTTTTCCAAATTTCTTCTGTGATTTCTTCTTGTGGTGATTCATATAAATCAGTTCCGTCTGAATTTTTACCTAACAAATATGCTGGCAAATCTAATAAATCATTTCCATTATTTAGTTCTAATCCTAATGCTTGTGCATATTGACGAGCAACATCCTTTGATATACCTTCTGATAAATTATTTATTCGTTTGTTAACATCAGTTAAGTGTCTTGTGTATATCCACACTTCGTCAAATTGTTGTCCAACCATATCCATAAATTCTAAGAATACATTATTTTGAGTGTCTGCGTAAATGTGTTCTGGTAATGAATTTCTCAATGAATTTGGATTATTGAAGTCATATGATGAAGCACTTAGTATCATATTATCATACCAAGTTGTTGCAGTTGAGTGTGATGTATGAACTAATTTATATGGTTCTGTTGAATTGGCTTTTGGCCAAGATGTATCGTGGAATAATCCATTTGATGAACTTACATAAGATGAACTTTCAAAATACAAATAATGTTCATATGGGTCAAATGAATTGATTACTCTTTGTCGTTTATTTTCTAAACTTCTTATTTGTGTAGTTGCACTCGTAACTCCTATCAATGAAGAACTAGCTGCAGTATGACTTTCAATTAATTGTAATTTTGTTTTAAAGTTTGTAAGTCTTCTTTCTGCATTTGAAAAGTTTACAAAGTTTCCAAAGCCAGTGTCATCCACTTCTGTTAGTAAATCTGTTGTTGTTTTTTGATAGTCAACATTTGGTTGAACATCTAACAAACTACCTGATAGTAAAGATTTTTCAATTTTATTAGTTACTTCTAAATCAGTTCCTTTTAATGTAGTATGAGTTTTAAACTCAGTTTCTTTTGGAAGGACACCCTCTTTTATATTATCTAAATCTGCTGTGTATAAAAATGTATTGTTCACTTTGACTGAAGGAACCAAAGATATCTTTTCTCTTAAGTTTGGTAATCTTCTTTCAACTATTGAAAATCCATAAACATCATCTTCAACTATATCTGTTGTATCATCATCTCTTGGATTAAAATCAGAATCATTAATCATGCTTAGAATTCTTTGACTTAGTGGTTGTTTTAATTTTAAATATAACTCACCAAGTTGATTTCTTGAATTTGTGATTAAGTATTCATCATCTTTATATTTTAAATAAGTTTTGTAATCAGAAACATCATTAATTTGTGTCTCGATGAGTGGCTTGTCAGAGATAAGATTATTAAAGTTTATATCACTATAATTGTTTATATCTTGTCCACCCATTGTTACAACCCAAAATCCATTTTCTTTTAAATAATGATATTGGTCTTTCATATTAGACTCAACTATAATTTGTCTTTCATTATTGACTTTTTTAATTTTAAGTCTTAGGTCAATATATACTTTCATCATATTTTGATTAAGATGATATCCTCTTTTATCACCCAATATTTTACCATCAAGGGCTACACCTGGTTGTTGCATATCCCAATCAATATTACAAGTATCCGTTGTTCTGTCGTAAACATATCTTGGATAATCTCCTTTCCAATGTGTATGTCTTTTACCTGTTTTTAAAGTTCCGTGTCTATGTTCTGAACGATTATTAATTCCTAAACATAACCATCGTTCTTTAATTTTTGCCATACTATCTCGTTCAAATTTTATATTTCTTCCCGTATCAGATGCGGTTCTTTTGTAATAGTTTGTTAGACTAATCATTGTTTCAGTATTGCCTGGTGATAACTCAGTTTCTAATGGATTAAATACTGCAAATGGTTTTGGGAAGGTTCCTACAAATTTAGCACTTGTTATTGTTCCGTCAAATAGAGCTTTAGTTAATGGTGATTTATCTAATTGAACATCGAATTTATTACCATCCTTACTTCCTCTTGAAGTTCGTGGGTCTAATGGAACGCCGTGAGTTGGAATAAGTGCTTCAAAAAAATTCTGTAATATTATTTCTTCACCTTCCATTGCTTTTGTAAATGTTAAATCACTTGCACTACCTAAACTATAACCACTTGGTTCATACATTAATGACAAAACATTTGTTTCAGTTATTTTTTTATTGTCACCTTCTTGTCCAAATTTTATTTTTTGACCTGGAAAATAAATTACTTTTCCATTTACATTTTGTAGATTATCTACATAAGTTGCATTATCTATACTTGGATTAGTAGATAGTTTTACTTCTGTTCCATCTGGACTTGCCTCATCTATTCTATATGTAAATGGATGTATAAATACTTCTTTAGTTAAGTCGACAACATCGTCTATAACTTTAAAGTATCGTGGTGTAGGTGGGTCAGTTGATTTGTCCCATTCTTCTGAAGGTCCTGTTTGATAACTTCCATTGTAAACTTGTCCATTAGAATCAACGACTATAAATTGTGAGTCGTCTCCTGCCACCTTTCTAAGAAATTTATACAATACTTTATAATCACCTTGAATATATCCACAATCTCTTAGATGTTGACCAATATTCAAATTAAAGTCAATGTCTTCATCTGTTAATTTGGGTAATTTTAAAATTTTCTTTTGTAAAAAATTATCATTTATATCATAGATAAATAATTCAATGTAATCTTTTAGTCCAAGATAAGGCGGTTCAAATGATACATCATCCGTATTGTAAATGAAAATTCTACCGAATGTAGAATCTGTTTGACTATCAGTAAAGTAAGTGCTTATTTCTCTTTTTGTAAAACCATAATCGGGCATTACTCTTCTCCGTCAAAAAAATGATTAAATGTTTTATCTATTTTTTTGTCAAACTTTTTGACAAAATTTTTTGATTTTAATTGAACTGAAATTAATTCAAACTCAGTTTCATCTGCTTTTCCAAACGCTTGTGGGTCTTCAAATGAAAGTAAAAATCCTCTATTATCACGAGTTATTTCTTTAGAAAAGTTAGGATTATCAAAAAAGTTTGTTCTTTGTCTAAGAATTTGTTGTCTTATTCTATCTCGTTCTTCTGTTCTAAATTGTGCATAATACTCGGAATTTTTAATTGCGTCGTCTGTTGATGTAAATGGCATTATTTATCTCACTACTCTAAATTCAAATTCATCATCATAAAAGTTAATCTGTTCATCAGTAGTTCCACTACCACTAACGACTTTAATACAAAAACGATAATTTCTTTCTGCTTGTAATCCGTTCATCCACAAGTTGAAATAATTACCTGTTGTATCACAACTAATTTTTGAACCTGTTCCAAATGGAATTATTTCTTCCTCGGTATCAGCGTCTTTTACTTGATAGTATGCTGAAGCACTTGGTAAATATTTAACATTTAGTTCTGCAGGTGTAGTTGCAAATGCAGTTGTCGGATATAACTCTCTACCGACAATTCTAAATTTGACAATCGAACCTTCTTTATATTCTGTCCTTAAATTTTTAAAATAAACTTTTAATCTTTCTAAATCCGTTGAACTCAATGGTGATAAACTTCCTGAATTCCAAGAACTATCGTCCCACATAACTTCCAATTTAGGTGGATAGATTGTATGTGTTTCTCTTGAAAAGTATTTTAGATTTCCTAATCTATCTGAACTTGCTTCGTCTTTTGTAGTATCACTTCCTGAATTAAATGCAAATGTATTATCAGTTGGAAGTATTGATTCTCTTTTTAAAATAAAGCCTCGATTCGGGTATTTAGATGATGAGTAAATATGATTCTTAACCATATCTGTTACATCTATTCTCAAATCTTTTTTATCAAATGTTAGTCCGTATGATGAACTTACTTCATACTGCCCATTCATACTTGCAGTAAACCAAGTTCCTCCGTCAGTCAATACTGAACCTGTAACCCAAGGTGTCTTGTTTTCGTGGTCACGATATTGATAACTTACTCCATCTTCTGTCGTAGGGTTATGGTCAAGTTTACCTGTTCCTTGTTTCCAATTACTACCACTAACCATATATGCAAATACATTCTGTTCTGCCTCAACTTCTTCAGAAGTTGCGTCATATAAATTTAAATAGTAGTTTGCAGTTGAAGGTATTTTTCCATCTTGAATAGATGAAGAAATGTAAGTGTAATCAAAGTCAATCAATACTCTTGATATATTTGCAATTGTTCCATCATTATTAACAACTTTTCTAATTTCTAATATTTCATCAAATCCAGTATTAATAGAAGCTGTTGTTCCACCTGAATAAATTGTTGCGTCTCTTTTTCCAAATTCAAAATAATGCATTATAATTCTCCCACTACTCTACCCTCGATATCAGTATCGGGATATTTTAATTCAAATATACTTGGGTCTTTTGATGTATAAACAACTCCATTTCTTGTTGACATTTTGATATCATAAACATTTCCACTATACCCACCAGATGTTGTAGCTTTATTCTCTACAATTATTAAATCATTATCTGGATTATTGTTAGGTGGTGGAACTACACTTGCTACACCATCCACTAATGATATTTGATATGCTATATCACTCAATACAATCGGTTGACCTATTTGCCATTTGTCTATATTGAAATGATTTCTAACTCTTTGAATACATTTAAACAATACATCATTGGCATTAAATCCTCTTTGTGTTACAATGGCAAACTTGATACCAATGTTAATCACATAAGCATTTTTTAAATTAATAGCGTCTGTTACTATTCTGTATTGTGATAAATACATTTTTAAATTTTGTTTTACTGCTTGATTTAAATTTGTTAATTTCTTACTTCCGTCATATCCTAATAAATACATATTTAATGCTAATGGATTAGAAATTTTTTCTGGCTCGTCTTGTTCATTCATTCTTAATTGTTCGTCTTGAACGATATATGCTTTTGCTATGTTTCCATATTTTTGTGGTAATGAATAAACTCTTGTGATGTAGTCTGCTTGTGTAACTGCCCTATTTTGTGCATTGAAATATGCTGCAGCATTTTCTTTTATCTCTGTTAATGTTTCTTGACTTGCACCACCTGATGCTGCCTCTGTATTTATTACACTTAAACTATTTTGAGCTGTTGAAACTTTATCTGAGTCTAAGCCACTTGACGGTACGGTGAAAGTTATATCTTTTAGATATGTGATAGAATTACTTCTAACATTATGTTCTACTGCTCCACCATAACGATATGTAATCGTTAATGTTGTATTACTTGGTGCTAATCCAAATGTTCTTGTTTTCATAAAATTAGTTGGGTCAAATGCAGTATCTAAATGTGATACTCCAAAACTTAATGCCGAACCAACATTATCTGGATTTGGAACTAATGTTTCATCTGCATTATCACTAACTCCTGCTCCAAATCTTAATTCCATTTTATTATCTTCACGAACATAAGTTGTAAATCTTCTAGCTGTTTTAATTAGTTTTAATAAATATGGTGTGTCCATTGAGTGTTCAGAAAGTGTTGGGTCATTAAGACTCGTATTTTCTATTGATTCAAATACTGTATCTTGTGCTAAAAAAGGAACTTCGTAATATTTGTTTCCATTACTATCAACTATCGATACAATTTCTGTAACTCTACTATTAGACAAAACAATCTTATCAAACTTTTTAGCTGATGAGAATGTAAAGTCTTCTGATGTAGTTGTTCCTGACTTTGCTAAAACTTTTTTTGTTACTCTATATGATGTTGGATTACTTCCATTATCTGCTACTATCTCTACTTTCGTATTGTCTAATGAACTTGATGTTTTAAAATTAACATCATCCAATAATGTAAAATCTATTCCATTTTCTGATGATACTATACCATTTGCAGAAACAACTCCTGCATAATCAAAGTCAGGAGAATATACTCCACTAATAACTTTTTCTGGCAAAGTTTGACTTAATTCTAATTCAACCGTAGATGGAATAGCCAAACTTGGTTTGTATCCATATGCTTGAACTATATCAAAAATATTTTTCTTTTCTTCTGCGTGTTGTAATAGTGTTTCTTTAAATTGATTGTCAACATAATAATTTAATACATCACCAACATATGCTGCCATTTCAACAAACATCATACCTGGTGATGCTTCGTTAAAGTCATTATATGAATTAGGGAAATAAGTTTTTGCGAACTCTATAAGGTTCTGTCTTATTGATGAGAAATCTCTACCAAGATAACTTACATCTTTTTTTACCATTTTTTTATTTGTTTGATAGTCTACATTTGTAGCCATTTTATTCTCCTACTTGAATATCAAAGGTTATAGAATCAAGAGCGTCTGGTTCAATTGTTGTTGAATACTCCAAAGAAATAGAAATTTGATTTGGATTATCATCTGGTTGAACCACGAATAAATCATTTACTATTACATAAGGTAACCAATTTTTTATTGCCTCTATAATTGTATCATTTATTTTATCTATTGTTTGATTAGTAATTTGTTCAAATAATAAACTTCGTAAGTTTGTTCCGAACTCTGGCTGAAATACTCTTTCACCTTTTTGTGTCAATAACAAATTTCTAATATTAGATTTTGCTTGTTGTTTAATTGTTTTTGTTGAATTAAAAAAACCAGTAGAACTATATCCTAATGGAAATTCTATTCCAACATATATGTCATCATTTCTATCTGTCTCTCTTACACTCATTATGGTCTGTAATTGCCTTCACCTTTTTTCTTTTTATCAATTGCTTTCATTAGTCCAGAATAATCACGGGTTAGTGCATTTTGAACATCTTCTGGCACTTGGTCTACACTAACTCCTGCTTTCTTAATTGTGTCTACCGCTCCAAATTCTCTTGCTCGTTCTTTATTACCACCACGACCCATATCACCGTATCCTAATACTTCGGCCATATTGTCAGAACCTAACACTCCACCGCCCAAACTTGGATACTCATCAGTTTCTGATGTTCCTAATGGATTGGTGTTATTCAATACCTCGTTTAATGCTTGATTTTTCGTGTATTGTTTTTTGGATTTTTTCTTTACTACTTTTGATTTTGGTTTTGAAATCACTTCTGCTAATTTGATTTCCTCTTTATCATTAATAAATATCTCGGTCAGTTGTTTTTTGATTTCTTTACGAACAACTAATTCGATTACTTTTAACAATTTATCTTTTTTCATTTTTACTCCTATTCGACATTCAATTTATTACTTAAATAAGTTTTATCTGTTTTAATACCATTTAATCTTATATTTTCTTGCTGTAGCTCAACAATTTTTGTTGTCAGATTACCACCACTTTTCCCAAATTCTTCTACTATTGTTGCTTCATTTTCTGAAATTTTCATATCAAGAATCGTGTTAACTACTATTTGAAAATCATCATTACCTAATACTGCTTGATGTCTTCCATCGCCAAGATTTATTTTTTTATTAGAATCTATTTCAACATTTTCATTTGATTTTATTTCTATTGTATCTTTTGCAAATAAACCAATTCCACCTTCGTGATTTTCATCTGAACCCTCTCCGACTGAATTAAAAATAAGTCTATCGGATTGTAGTATTATTTGTGGTTTATTATAATTATCAGAAGTTAATATTTTTTCCTTACTTAATATTTCTTTGTAATCAACAAACTCATTTGTTGTTAAGTAGAGTGAACTTTGTTCTTCTCTAACGATTTCATCATCTTGATTTACTTCTGTTTCTTTTAGTGATTCATAATAGTGTGGTCTTTCTGTAAATCCACCAGCCACTATTTTTATATTTGGTGATTCGGTATAATCTGGTGCTTCTTCATCTGCATATGATTCAACTTGATTACTTCCCAAACGAATTGAGTTTCCAAATCTACCTTGTATAATTGTATCACCTTCATTTAACCATAATTTTTTTACACGACTTACTGAATTAAAGTAAGCACCATAAGGTCTTGATTCAGATTGTCTATCTGTTACACCACCATCTTCACCTTTTGTTAAGTATCCACTTGTGCCTCGTCTCGGGTTGTTTACTTTATTAAGAAAATTTGCTTTAGAAAAATAATAATGTTTTCCTGCATAAACACAACCAAAAACGTGTTCACCTCTAACTGGTATTTGAAACACATTAGCATCCAATGGATAATATGTTGTTGGTAGTTTTTGACCTTGTTGTGTGACAACTGCTCTACCTTCAATAGCTCCAATAAGAGTTTCGTCATAAGTATCACTATGGACACTCATAACCTCTACGGGCTCAAATGTTATTATCATTAGTTTTCCTTATTGATTGTCGACAAGACTTCATCTTGTTTTGTTTGTAACTCTTGAACATCTGTTTCTATTGCATTCATCAATTGTTCTTTTTCTGCTTCTGATAAACCGAACTCATCTCCTGAATCCGATACTCGTTTTTCTGCTGCTGTAATTCTTTGAACGATTGTTGCTAACTTAACAAGTTGTTCATCGTTCTTAACATTGATTTCTAAATACTCTTTTAACATAGGTATAATCTGAACGGCTGTATCTCCGTCTTTAATAAATCCTACAACCTCTTTCATCAATACTTCTAATTGTTGTTTGTTGGTTTTGGAATTATCATAGATGTCTTTGAAGACATCAGATAGGGTTTTACCCTCGAATATTTCGTAGTCATTTGCCATAATTTTGTATGTAATTTATCTAATAATAAATAGTAAGTTGTTAAAAAATAGGGATATATATTTATATACCACAAATTTTTTGTTAGATTTACATATAGTTATTATACGAGTTGGTGAAAACCAACTTTTTATTCATTTTAAAAGGGGGAAACTAAATGAAAGACACGGTCAAAATGATTATGGAAGCAGTAGGTGGAATTAAAGAAATGCTACTTCATATAATCGGCTTAGGTGTTCTCGTTCAATTAATATTTGTAGGGGGATTCTTAGGTATGGACATTGTTGGTAATCTAATAGGTTTAGTAAATACTATATCAAATGCAGGATTTGCTGGCTTTATATCACTATTGGTGATATTAGGATTACTTAACAAATAAAGGTGGAATTACAAGGGCAGTAGAAATACTGCCCTTTGTTACATCTGTTATAAATTATCCCAACTACCTGTCCATTTAGTTTCAATAGAACCAGTAGTTAAATAATTATGTTGTAGATTGGTATGATGTTTTTTCATCACATTGACAACACGAGTAATGTGTTGGGTATTTGAATCTGTCATTTCTCTAATCAAAATATACAATGCTTTCTTATTAAAGTTTTCTATATTCTGTCTATTTTCCATAAGATATAATACTGCATTAGCAACATCCATATCTTGTTTTCTTTTAAATACGGTAGTTAAGTTATTTGTCCAATACTCTACAAATAAGTCAACATACTCTTTTTTTGCTTGAACTAAATCTGCTCTTGATGCTTCAGTCATTGGGTCTCGTTTATAATCTGTAACCTCATCACTATCAGTTTGTTTCATCTTTTTATAATTGTTGTTGTTGTGTAGAATCAAATAGTTCTTTGCAACAATACTAAAATAACTAAATGCCTTACCTTTACCTTCAGTAAATTTATGCATATTCATATACAAGAAACTAACTACCTCGTGCATTACATCAACACTTGGAACATCAAAGTAATAAAACTTAAATGTATGGATAATGTTTTCTGCCAACTTTTCAAAAGGTTGTCTGATGTGTTCATTGTAAATTCGTTCTCTCATATGTGGACGAGTTTCTTTATTGTGTCTAATGATTGCGTCTTCTGTTCCTTGATGAAAGTAATATCTTGGTGAACCCTTTTTTGCTTTTCTTGGCATTATAACTCCTCTTGTGTTATTTCGTTTAGTTCGTCTATTGCTTCTTTAATTGATGTAAATATGACACCGACTTCATCGTCTGCTTCAAAGTCTCCTTTACTATCAATCTCTTTTAATACTCGTTGAGTATCGATTATTCTTTGTGCATAATCCTCCACCCAAGTTTCTAATCTTTCAACTTTTCTTGTAAGGTTAAATATAACATAACCTTCAACTAAAGTCAAGAGAATAAATAAAATTAAAAAATAAATCATTTCTTTGCCTCCCCAAATAGTTCATTAAATATATCCTTAGCGTCTGTTGATTTAGTGTTGAACTTTTCTTTTACTTCCGTATCAACTGCTTTCTTGATTTTGTTAACTGATTGTTCAACTTTTTTTGACTCAATCTTATCTCCTCGTTTCCATTGGTCTGATTCAATATGAGTTGCCATCATATCTGCTTGGTGTAAGATGTAAGCAATATTACTTCTCAATTCCCATTGTGGATTGAATCCTTTGTAATACTTTTCGTTTGCTTCTTCATATAGTCCGTCTGTCAATCTCAATCCAATAAATTCCCACTCCGTCATTGGTATTTGAAAGTGTCCTAATATCCAAAAAGACCTATCTGACACGGTCATATATTGTAGTTCTGGATTGTGTTTATAAACACTACCTTGATTCTTTCTATGCCAATCACTTTCTTCTGGAACATAATAGTCATTTTCTAAATCACCTATTTTACCTAAGTCGTGATGTAGAGCTGCAAACACTAATTCTTCATTTGTAAAATTAATTGTTGCTCCATTTTGTTCCCACATATCTCTTACTTGTTGTGAAAATTTTACCACGTGTAATATGTGTTCTACATATCCACCCACCATAGCATTATGATAATGTTCTCTACCACTTGCTGGCGCCATACACATTCTATCTTCAAAGTAATCATACATCTGATTAAGATTTTCTAATCTATCTCCACTAAATGTATTATTGATAATTGTTCGTAAGTCTTTCCAATTATCTGTTATTTGTTGTTCTGTTAATTGCTTCATTTATTTATAACCTCGTATCTATCTTTTGTTAATTTAATATCTTTTTCATTTCTCAATCTATTTCTATATGAACTAAACTTGACTCTTACTCCCCAACCACCCATATGTTCTAATATGTCATTTTTAGTTACGGACTTTTTATCTTTGATAAATTTTACAATTTTATCATATGAATCAGTTTTTTTAACTGACCTTAAATTGTCTATAGCGTCTTGAAATACATCATTAATTTTTAATATTTGTTTGTCCCATTTACTATCTTTAAATCTCTGTAATGATTTTTTTGAATACTCATTTCTAAATTCTTTATCATCTAATGCTTTGTTCATCAGTTCAAGAAAATCATCTGAATCTTTATAATATATTCCTGCTTCATCTGCTAACTCGTGATAACTTCCGTCATCTGAAAACATATAAGGAACTCCAACTGACATTCCGTCCGTAGCAGAAACTGCCCAACCCTCATACTTTTGTTTACAACAAACACCAACCTTACAAGAAGATAGTTTAGAAAAATAACCAAATCTATCATACTTATCGATTGTGATATATTCTTTTTCTTTGGATTCTGCTAATGGAACCCATACTTCAAAGTCTTGTCTTTGTCCCCAAAGTTTATCCATTTGTTCTAAGAACCAAGGATAGTTTTTATATGTGTGTGGTCTATGATTATAAACAATTATATTTTTATCGGTTGTTTGTTTTTCATAGTTTGGTGTTTCCCAACCAAGATAATGTGGTTCAAGTATTTCATCTAATTGTTTAACAATATCATCATTGAAATACTCTTTAGCATTTTTCAATACAAGCTGCTTTTGTGCATTTGTATTGATACCACATTTTTGTTGTTGTAGTAAACCTACAATATTAAATGCTAAACCAACTTGATAATGATAATTAGTTATTTCTTTAAACTCAGTCCAATGAGTATATCCTAAAAATGTTGGTTCTATATTTGTTGTATTACAAAGTAGATTCTTTAACTGACCAGTGTGTTCTGGCAAATGACTATATACAATATCATAATCATTGTGTTTCCAATTGATTGCTTTGAAAACTTCTTTGAATGGAAATGACATTCTCATAGAATTAGGATAAGATACTTGTGGAACAATTAATTGTTCAGTATTATCAAACTCTAAACTTGGTATAAGTTCTGGTGATAATATTGTCCAATGTAAATCAGTCCTTATCTTGTTCATTTCTTTAATGATGTTTCCAAGCACGACAACATAACTATCCTTTTCTAAATCCTTTTGGAAAGTTATATTTGGATATACGAGTATTTTATACTTGTATTCTTTATCGTCTTGTGTTTCAAATCTAAACATTAAGTATGAAATCCTTTGAAATAATAAAACCTGCTCTCATTCTAAACTCTTGAGTGATTGGTAATCCAATTTTTTCTAATTCTTTTAGAAACTCTGATGGGGATTTATTACTTTTCATATTGTTTAGTTTTGAAGAAGTGACTACTAAGTTTTTATATTCAGTAACTCCACCTCTATTGATACCCCAATTTCTTGGTATGAAGTGGTCTCCTGCAGCGTCTTTTCTACTTAGTGGTTCGCCAGTATAATAACAAGTATCTTTTTGTTCAATCAGTTTATTATCAATGTCAGTAGAACTAAATGTTTCTCTACTATCTATTTCCAATACACCAAATGATTCTTCGTCTAAATTTAATTCATAATCTAAAACATATACTTGTGATTTAATTATAGAATTTAGACCACCAAACAATAACTTGAATTGTCCTAACTCTCTCTTTTCTTTGGCTGGCTTATTCTCATCTCTAGCGTCAAAGTGTCCAATATATTTTTGTTTAGATGTATCACTCCACTCACGATATATTTCCCAAAATTTCTTGACATAAACTTCCTTGTCTAATTTTCCATACTTGGTTTTTAGCTCCCAACCATATAAGAACATCAAGTATGCTACATTTTTAGTCATTCTTTCTTTATCATTACCTCGAACGAAACTAACTAATCCTAAACAAAAGTCTGTAAAGTCTTCTATTATTTTTTTCTCTTTGTTCCATACTCCTTTGTCTGAAAATTTCCCACCAGACCTTTGTGTATCTTTAATCCAATTTGTCAAAGCATCATTTGATACTCCACTCTGATACCCTTTAAAAAGTCCATAAATTAGTTGTGAGTAAAACTCATCAACTTCCATTCTACCATTTAAATTAAAATTAGGAAAGTATTCTAATAATTGTTTTTCATTAGATTTATTTAAATTTTTAATCTTACGATTAAACAAGTCGTGAGTTTCAAACCTTGAGTTATCTCTGATATGTTTTGATAAAAACCCTCTAACAGCGTTTCTAATTTCTTGTGCTTTCATACCATTAGTATTGTTTAGAACTTCAACAAATAGTTCTGAAGTTATTTCATCACTAAGGTTTTCATACCAAGTATTTTTGATTTTATAATTCATCAATTCTTTATATAGATTAGGAGCTTTCTTTCTCAAATCATCAACATTAAATTTACTACAATCTTGACTACCTACCATAAAGTTATCTGGCAATTTAAATTCACCTTTTAGAAATCCAATGATAGCTGCCCTACTTCTTTGTTGTCCATCTATTATTTCAAATGAAACAAGTCCTTCTTCTACTTTAACTCTTATGTGGATTTCTGGAATACCTGAATAATCTCTTGTTAATATAGTTTCTAATATCCCTTGTTTCCATTTCAACTTGGCGACTTTCTCTCTTTGATATTCTCTTGCGCCAGTTTCTAATTCACGATTGTTATAAGAATCCCACAACCATTGAACTAAAATTTCTCCTGAAGTTGAATTCATATCTACTCTATCTACATCTGCAAATACTCTGTTTGCTTTTTCACAAGGGATAAAGTCATCTATTGTTAGAAATGTAATATCTTCACAATTATGTTCTGTTTCAAAAACTTCCTCGAAATTTCCGTTTTCATCTAATACATAAAGTTTTGTTTTTTCACTCATTTAAACTCCTCTAATTTATTTATATACTTTGAACTATTATATGCTTCTTTAAATCTATGTTTAAATACATCTATAACTCCATAATTCTTTATTTCTATTTTCTTTTTTATGTAAGTATAAGGTTTGTATCTTGGGTTATTCATCAATTTGATATTTTCCTCATAATGAACTTGTGGGCTTCTAATGTTCTCTAACCCACCCTCGTTTGTCCACATTGAACCAAATATATCACATACAAACTCATCTGAAATTCTATTTTTAAATCCTCTAAGTAAACATTCCAAATTAAGAATACTATCTTCTGCCACCTTGACAAATTTCCAATCTACTTCATCTTTCCACTTACTAAGTTCTTCACCATTTATAAAATGTGCGCCTGATACATACTGAAATTCGTGATAAAATTTTTCTGAAGGTATTAGATTAGAATCTCTACAACCTACATGCATTAATCCTTCATCCATCCAACCATTGAACAACTCAAACATATCGTCCCAATCAGATGATGATAGTGGTCGTTTTGAGCGTTCCATATTAGATTCTACCTTCATATACTTTCTATTTCTTCTATAAAAAGTTATATCATCATCAACCATTAGATATCTTTTTTTACTAGCGTGATTGTATATTTGTTCTCTTGTTGCTGCAATACCAATATCATTACCTACTATCAAATATTCAACATCATAATCATACTCATCTTTTTCTTGTTCTTGAACCACCATAATAACTTTCTTTTTATACTTAT